AATTCTTGTAGATCTATGTTAGGGTTAGGTACAAATGTACTATTATCTTCTGAGAATTCAAATTTATATACTACGTCCTCAGCAGATCTAACAGCAACCAATCTTTGTGGTGTGCTAGTATCAAAGAAACTAGAACTTAATACAACTTTATTTGCATTAGTGTTCAGTGTTGCATAATCATACACAACAATTATCTTATGTGTTACAGGATCATATGATTGTATGTAACCAGAGAATGAACCAGTAAAAATTTGATAATTGTTTGTAAAGTTATATTTTGCATTGTAAAGAGATACTTCTTGTCCATCAAAGTGATCTACATCTGTAGTTCCTTCTTGTCCTCTAGTTACAGAAAAATCGTTTCCATTGATACCAACAATTTTTAAAACTTCTTTACCTATTTGTATAAAGTCATCTGTTGCAAATCCTTGTGCGTTATCCACAGTAACTTTTGTTGCACCAGCAGCAACACCCACATGACCAACATAGATTGTAAATCTTGATGTTGATTGTGATGCACCAGATCTTACTAAGTCTTCATCTGCGACTCCAAGATAATCTCCTCTTGCATATCCTGCACCAGCATCCTGTATTTGTATACCAGAAACTACCCCTGCAGAAGATACAGTAAAGGTAGCAGTCGCTCCAGATCCAGATCCACCAGTAAGAGCAACGCTAGTGTAAGTGCCAGCTGTGTAGTCAGCACCACCATTAAGAATTTCATATCTTCCTATTCCTGTAAAATTAATATTTGTGTTTGCACTAGGAGGTAGTAAAACTGCCTCTTGATATAACCTCTTTCTAACATAGTATATTTTTGTTTTAGTAGCATCATCAGGGTTGATATCAATAGTTACATTGTCTCCAATACCTAATCCATGAGGAGATGATGTTTCAACTAGAGCAACACTTTGATTTACTTCAAATGGTTCTAGTCCATCACTCAATGATGTAAGTGTTACAATTCTAGTTCCAGATGTATTAAACAAATCATCAGACTGTAAGAAGTATGCATTATCAGTAATCCATGTACCTGTCAAAACCTTGATCTGGACTACGTTTTGAGCAGAGGTTCCTTCTAATACTTCAGCAGTAGCAATAGGTGCATTGACACCATCAGTCAAACTTAATGTAGCACCTTTTGTATAAGAACTTCTTTGATCTAGTAAAATATCAAATGTTTTAATTGCAGCAGAGAATGTACCAGTATTATCAAACGTACCACTTACATTTTTTAATACAATTGTACTATCGTTTTTAACAGTTCCAACAATAGTTCCAGATGCACCAGATGATGGTTGTGATAATGTATCATCTGCAAATAAGTATGCACTTTGAATGATTGTTAACTTAACAACTTTGTTTTCTTTTGATTCTAAGTAAGATACATCTTTTCCTTTTACAGAATTTACAATTGCTTCTGCTTCTGAACCTTGTGTTCCTGTATTATCAAAGTATAACTGTGAATTAATAGAGAAGTTAGCAGATGTATCTAATACACTAACACTCTCAACATTACCTTGTTTTACTTCTTCTATTTGTGCAAGGAATCCATCACCATTACGTGGCATTCCTGCTTGATAAAAACGTCTTGCTTTTTTAGGAATGTCGTTCTGATTAATGTCAGAATTGTAATTACTATCTACAGGAAGAGAATAAAAATTCTCTCCTAAAATGTATGGATATTGCGGTACTTGATTGCTATCAATAGTAATGAAATAAGCATAAGTTCCTTTCGGAAATTCTGGGGTGGTGCAAAATCTTCCATTGTTTTCATCTAATGTGCCACTCTTATGAGTGTAAGTATAATCATTGACAAAAGTTCCAATAGGATAGGTTGTCAAATCAGGTCCTTCAGAACGATTACCATTGATAGAATAACTAGATGTCATTCTAATAATAGATGACGTAGAATCTAAAGGATCCTCATAACCAAACGCACCATAGATTGGGTTACCATCATAAGCAAAACCAATAATAGGTGAGTGTGATTTAGACGCTGGTTCTGTTCCAGCACTGTTTAGGTTATCACTGAGAGAAACACGAAGTGCTTTCGGGTTTGCAGCATAACCATAACCATACTCTAATACGTTATTGTAATTATCGAATACATAACCATTCTCTGTGTCTAGTTTAGACTCTAATTTTTTGTATCTGTTAAAATTCCACTCTTTAAGAAGAGGTATACCAGTTGCACCACTACCAACTGGAACTATATCAACTATTACAGTATTTTGATTGTAGAAATTACCTTCTGCAATTTTATTAAAACCAGTAATCTGACCATCAGTATTGACGATTGCCTCAAACTCAGCAAATCTACCTCTACCAGCATTATCTCTAATTACAACCTGTGGAGGTGAAGAATAAAATTCACCAGCATTGTCAAGTATCAAACTTGTTACTTTACCACCAGTTACCACAGCACGAACAGCAGCATTCCTACCAGATGTAATTAATATATCTGGAGTTCTAGGAAATATATCAGCAGTGTCTACAGTTATACTTTCTACAACTTGTCCTGCTAATATCGCTCTTGCTTTATTAGGTACTTGATCAATCAATACAAAAGGAGGTCTTACATATCCAGTTCCACGTAGATCAACCTTAATTTGTTCTAACTTACCATATCTAATACTTTCTGGATCTTTATAACCATAGAAAGGAACACCATTTAATCCAATACCAATATCTCTTTTAGGTGTAGGATATGTTTCTGTAGTTCTAGTTGCTTGCTTTCTAATAATACGAAGAAGTTTCTGATCCAATACTGTTTGTGTTACAGTAGAACCATCTAAAATTTTATGTGATGGGAAACTAGAACTAGCAATGTAATAATACTGATCATCTGCAAGTATAGCAGATACGTTTGTTGATACTTGATCTAATGATGTAGAAACTGCTGGTAATGTAGGAACATTAACTGCTGCACCAGTTCCTAATATCCATCTAGTCTGGTTTGTACCTACGTTTACTATTTTAGAATCAGAAGTCTCAAAACCAGGATTAGATACCTGTATCTTATCTCCTACAAAAGAGTATGGTTGTGAATCTGATGGTTGTAAATTATAAACAATACCCATTGTCAACAATGTGACACCAGATCCTGATATTGTGACTGGTTTGTATACTGGTGTACCAACATCATGCTGTACAGCAGTTTGTGCTAATCTATTATCAATAATAAATTGACTTACAGTCTTATCACTAAATGTAATTGTCTCATTACCAATCAATACTGATCCTGTAGTATTCCAACCAGTAGTAGAGAATACATCAATCCTATCTCCCTCAGACTTAGTGCCTGTCAATACTTTCTCAAGTTGAGTCTTAGTTGAGACACCAAATACACCATTAACTGTCTCTGGTGCTAAAACTATGTTATAGATTACTTCATCATCTCTAGTTCCATCTGCATATACATTGTCTACAACAGCATCTGCATAGTCATACTCTGCTGTATCAGACTGAACAATTCTTTTTCCTACTAAACTTTTTACATCACCAGATATAACTTTACACTTAAGTGCATATACGTTTATCCAATCTGCATTAGATGATTTGTATGTAAAGTCTCTTGGTTTATATACCTCAGGTTTAAATACCTTTTCTCCTTCTTCCTCTTCCTCTTCTTCAGTGCTAAGAACCATGTAACCTTCGTCACCGTCAAGACCTGACATGTAACGATGATAAGCACAATAATAGTAAATCTTATCAGTCTCACCTAAGTCCATTATAAACTCAGGTTGGAATGTGTTAGTATAGTTTGTTTTTACACCATTTACAGGAGCACTGTTGTAATATAACTGACCACCAAGTAATGTTCCCTCCCTAGTTGTACTAAACAACATGGGATGACCATCTGGATGGATTGGCATAGGTAAGTTAGAAGGATCAGATTGATTCCAAATAATCTGATAATTCTGTTGTACCTTTATATTCTCTGGTGCAAGG